TCGAGACCGTAAACAATGGCGGGGTATTTCATTTTTACTGATTCAGGGGGTTGAAAATACACGTTTCGACTTCCGAGAAGATTCTCGAATAAAGTCTGTAGTTCAAGCCTACTGGGCATTGTATACACCCCCTATAGTCAGTATTAATCTAGGGTACTGAACTTCAACATTTGTAATCTTCCATTTAGCACCCATAAACTCAACATATCGCATCGAATGAAAATTCTCATTGGCAAACGGATCGGACACAATACTGATCTCATTTGCAACATTGATGTTGTCGTTGAGTTGATCGGTAGTTTGAAGCCTACGAGTGTTTCGAATAAAATCACCATAATATGTTTTTTCAGTAATCTCTTCTTTCCACACCCCAGGCTTTGTTTTTACTGTTTCTACCGTTTCAGCGTAACCGATTACTCCGTAAAATTTAGCCATTTTGAATTTTCTCCTTTATCAGAGTTTAGATTTAGTTTCCGTCGTCTTCAGCTACAACAAGTTCAAGAGCGATAGCGGAGTAAGGTTTAACTAAAGCACCAGAGCAGCGAGTCTCAATTAAATACTTCTGAGCGTTGTAATCAATATCGAAGTCATCGAACATGTTAACTGCACCGCCCTTGTCTGCGCCAATATTATAGTCAACCATATTAACGATAATGCCTAAAAGGGGAACCGGTGTTAACGTAAGACCTGAAACACTACGGAACAAACCTTCCATTACTGGAACGGTCACTATCTTCTTCACACGAATAGCTGTAGCAAGTTTATCAACTGAGTCATAGATAATTCGGCCAACCCCATCTTCCATCAGGAGACAATCAGTAAGCATATCTTCTGTAGTATATAATGTAGGGGAACCAGAGCCTTTATAGTTCTTGCGGGATTTGATACACGCCCGAATAAAAGCTTTAGCTCTCTGATCTGCAGTGGAATCAGGAGTAACAACAACAGGAGTTTTGATTGTATAAAGGTCATCATCGGTCCAAATAGGACGAATGTTTAATTCGCTGATTTTATCGTCAGCAGCAGCATTTCTGCCGTCACCAACAAGAACAGCACGAGCTATTTCCTCGTCCAACATCATTCTCATCTCAGTTTTCAGCCACGCTACAACATCAAAGTCGGTTATGTCAATAACGTCATCTCGATCAAGTTTCTGTTTCTTATAGATAGTTGTCGGAGTTGTAGTACGTTTAAGTAAAGAGAATACTTCATCCTTCTTAAGATCACCTTTGATATAACCTTTTGCCCTGGCTTCATCTTCTGTTATATCTGCGAAAATTGATTTAATGCGGGAGAAAGGAGTATGGTGAGTCCCGTTCATAACATCGCTAACCCAACCTTGATCCCTAGAAATAAAGACAGGGGTATTTGTAACATTTTTTGCATCGGGGAATAGATATTCAATATCCTCGATTCCGTGAGCAATAGCACTATCTCTTAGACTTCCATAACGCTTAACGTCATTAAATATGGCTTTCATGTCAGAATGACTCAGAACATCCTTCTGTTCCTTATCTTCCTTATCAAAAATATTATGTTTCATTTCTTTTGTTCCTCCTTTAGAATCATCATTATTGGTTTCTTCAAGAGCCTGACCAATCATTGCGTAAACCACCGTTTTCTGCTTCTCGTTAAGAGTCTCGAAAACGTCGGCAACGGTTTCTTCGTCTTCTTTTTTCTCACTCTTAGTTTCTTCTTTCTTATCCTCGGGTTTGTCCTCCTTATCTTCATCAACATGGTACAACGCGATATTTTCGCCAGTATAGATGATAGCTTCTTCGTTAGATATATCACCATGTCGGATAACAGAGTCAATAAACGCACCAGGATTTGCTCCGGCCAAAACAAGACTTAGTTCACGAATCGCACCGTGTAGAACATTAGAACCCTGTTGTTTTAATTGATTAGCGTAAATGGATAACGCGGATACGTCACCGTGTTCAACGAGAAGCTTCGCGTTCTTTCCGGATTCTGTATCATTAAACTTACAATAGGCGTAGACACCCTCGTTACGGTTCTCAAGCAAAGCATGCCCAAGAACATTAAGTGGATCGCTGTGCTGGTGATTCCATACAAGGGGGACTGTTTGTCCGTCATTATCTTTAAATGCATCTTTTATAATAGTTCGACCATCAGAGCATTTGAGATTATTTCGGGTAGCCCAGCCACTGAAATCAAATGTCTTCATTTTGAATTTTCCTCCTTTTATTTTTCAATTGTCTTCTCGATCTTTTCTTCAATCACATCGTTCGATGAATCAATTTTATTATCCGATGGTTCACTCAAGTTCTTATTCCTGAGTTCATCTGCTTTCGGGTCAGCCGACGGCTTCATTCCAATGATCTGTCTAATTTCATTTGACGTCATTATTTCATTTCGAGTAAATTTATCAGCAATTTCAGAAATTTCGTTAACTGGAACAAGCTTGAATGGATCTCTGAAGAATGAAATCGACTGCAATTGTGACCGAGCGGTTTTGGTTAAAAACTTTCGTTTCATCTCATCAACAATAGCCGAAAGGATAGGTTCAATTGTACGGTTATAATAGTTGAGCATAGTTTTATCATCGGCGGTACCGTCTAATATACTCTGAGTGATCCCTAACTGGCTATATAGCATACTCGTTAGATATTCAATCTGTTTCATTAGATTATTTTCGGCAGCACGATTTAACTGTGTGATATGCTCAGTGCCATCGGTATAAGCTATGCCGTATTTAGAACCGGCTAGTTGTTCTTCAATATCTTTACGCCGTTTTTCGGCTTGTTGACGCCTTGCTTCTGTCTTAATTACATAGGGTAGTTGAATAATCAAATCCAACTTACCGGAGCTACTCTGTTCATCAACCACGTCTAAAAGATTTAGTTTTCGAATAAGACGCTGCATAGTTGAATTTGGTTCATTGATAACTGCGTACATAGGATTCTCAATAATGGCAGCTATACTTTTAGACACTATAATGTCTTCTTTTAGACTTGTGTTTTCGTTGTAAACACGAACTTTAATATGTTTTGGATACCATTCCAAAATTTTACCGGTTCGTATTGAATTGATATCATATGAACCAGTGACTTGAGGGTTGAAAGTGGTGTCAACCGGTATAATAGCCACGCTTCCTTCGTCCAGCATCGACATTACAACATCTTGTATAAATGCTCGTCCTGTTTGATCGATATTGGCTTCAAGAGATAGGCAATTATTTAATCCTGAATCAATGATAGATAAAAAACGATCATTTTCATCTAAACGAACATGTTGAATATTAATTGAAGCGGCATCCAGAGAGATTCGATTATATACCGAAGTTACTATTGATCGCTCATTTCCTCGTGTAAGTCTGGGTCTGTCGGGTCGATATGTATACCACCCTTGCCCTAAATTTTTATAAAAGTCTGTTGGATCTCTATTAAAAAAAGCATTCCAGGCATGTTTAATCCTGGAACCAAGTGATTGATCCATTTTGAATTTCACCCCCTTTTTTTTAACTAAATTAGTTTTTAAAAGGAGGTCAGTGCAATTTTGCGCCAATTAGTACCGGTCACAGTATTTTCTCCGATACTTACATATATATTAGTATCGTCTATCATAAACTGTATTCCAGAAGCAATTGTTCCGTCTTTTCCTCCACTCATAAAATCAACGTTAACCCCAAAAGAAGCATTATCCATGGTGGTAGATACCGGAATATAATTACCGGCTGCGCCTGTAGGTGCGACCATCTCAACAGTATCGCCACTTATTCCAACAGTGCCAATAATTCCTTCTGTTCCCAAATTAGTAATTGTATTGGCAAAAGCTGTCGCGGCTTTTTCATCCGTGCAATCTACCCCATTTTCAAGAGTTCCATTTGAAAAGATGTTAGTTAAAGCAGTAAATGTTTCGATAGTTTCTATTAGATTTCCAGATACTCCTCCGACTAGAGCTGTAACAGTAGCAACATCAGCTGTGAAATCACTTATACTAACAAGTGGATGAGAAAAACTAATTCCATCAGTTCCATTAATAGCCGCTACAAGATTGGCTTGCGCTTCTACTTTATCTACACCGATAGATACTTCTCCGTCGGCCGTATCTGTACCAACCGGAACGAAAATATAAGTTTTGTCACCTATTTTTACAGTATCGCCGGAAGTAGGTTGAGTATCCATGGTTAATGAATTATAAGAACCTACAGCATCGGCAAAAATATCAATCGGAATGTGTCCTTCTGAAACCGTCAACTCTTCATCTGCTGCAAACTCAAACACGTCGTTACCGACAGTTACCGTTTCTCCATCGATAACTACTCCGTTAATGGTTAGGACGGCTTCAGCAGATTTTGCGTTTTCCGGTGTTCCTTCTTTGATTATATTTTCTATCCAGTCAGGTGATATGTTGTTAATAACTTCTTGGATTTTATCTCCAAGACAGACTTCAAGATCGTGAACCATCGTTAGGTTGTTCATAATTTTTAACTCAGAATTTGTAAGATTATTCATAAAATATCATTCCTTTCATTCTTCTATTCGTTATTCATTTTCTAATACTACATTTTTTAGTTTTCGATTTTGTCAACAACGGTACTTCTGTATGCGACTTTACCAGAATCATAAATTCCGTTTTTAAGTTGATTCATGTTGTATCCTTGATCGGCTAAAGCCATATATACCCCAACTTCTCCTCGTTTGGCTACAAATTGCACAACTTTGCCAGATGGTGATGTCAAGCCAGATACTTTGTCATTCATTAGAGAAGCCATCTTTTTATTATAAGAATTTATGGTGACGGCACTAAGTTTTCCAGATTTATTAACGGCATTAGGATCACGCATAAGTTCATTGGCGTATTTTACCAATTCTTTCGAAGATTGTTTTCGGGCTTTATCCGTTATTTTATTGGTATTCTTTTTGACCCATTTATTGTCTTTCTTGCTAAGGTTACCAAGCTGAGTCTGTGTACGACGCACGCCCCACTTCATCCCAAGAATGCCGTAATGGGTCAGTTTGTTATCCATATGCTTATCACCACCTTTACTCAAAAGCATCTTTGTTAGCTTTATATGCAATATAGGCATCCATCATGGCTGCTACAGCATCAATCTTCTGTTCGTACCGTTTTTTCAATAACTTTCGATTTCCATTCGTATCTTCCAAAGTTATACAATTACCCATAGCAAAAGTCATGAGTTCCTCGTCAAATAAAAGCATCCGCTCCTCAGAAAGTTTCTTTAACTCTCCTAAAGGAACGGATTCTGTTTTCGCGCCCTGTATTACTTTCTCGATTCCAAATGGTCCGTTTTCAGAAGACCATCTCTCTACAAATTCCTTTGCGTTATATGGATCGAAACCGAAACATCGCACATCATATCCACATTCAGTTATATGATTGTCTAAATCCTCATAAACCTCCATCATATCGAGGACTGTTCCCTCAAGAACTATTAAACTACCTTCATTCATAAATTGATCGTACTTGATTCTCATTGCCGCAGGCAGTTTCATCAGAGTTAATGAAGATATGTAGTTTCGAGTTTTAACGCCGAAACAACCATTGGGTAACGGAAATAAAAATGTAAACGCACAAAAATCATCACCTTGTGAAAGGTCTCCACCTAAAGAACAAGGCATTTGCCAAAAATCTCGTTTCCGGTGGGGAAGGGTTTCTTCATAAGTGAAATAATAGGTGTAACCCTCCATTGGAATTCCGAAACGCTTTGCTAAAATATCGTTTCTAGCTGCCGGAGCTTTTTCTGCTCTTTCGACATCCAACTGATAAGTCTCATAAGTAACGGTCTTACCAATATTGGGATTGGCTTTTATCCACATTTCAGGGTTTGAAACTTCATCAATGGAGTCTAATTTATACCACCAAATCGAAACGTGTGGGTTAATATAATCTCCTTTGAGAATGTTCATCAACTCCATTTTGATTGTGTCGCCGCTTCCATTTCTAACAGTCCCCTCTGAACTTGTTGCTATGATTAGATAGTCATCGACTTTGGATGCTCCTTGTTCGATTGCACCTATAACGTCTTCTCTTATATCACCTGAAAGCCATTCATCAACGGTTGCTACTTTACATCTAAGACCTTGAAGTTTGATAATAGACATCGGACGTATTTCTATCATAGAACCAGTAAGAAAATTTTCGATACCTTTTTTTGTAGAGGCTAATTTCATTCGTTTAGCTTTAACCCCGGTTGTGTTTTGCAATGACCCCTCTGTAAGAAATTTAAATAAAGGGCCTCTTGATCTAGTAATAGCTGTACGGATAGGAGACATGACTTCTTCGGCTTGTTTCATAGTCGGGGCGGTAGTTATCTGATGCGTAGTTGTTGTATCGACATTTTGGAAATACGATTGATTACATGAATCATATAATGATTTAGCTGCTCCTCTTCCTACAATAAGATACTGTTTGTTAATTAGGCGTTTCTTTATAGTCTTCTTAATATAATGTCCGCCATGTCCATCTGAATTTGGTTCATACACACTCCTTTCAATGAAGTAATACCAACCATATACCTGTTCACCCCATAGTTTAAAACTATCCAGTAAGTATAAATCGCCGCCATCGGTTAATGTAAGTTCAGATTCACAATAATTTATCCAACCTTCAACCGCTTGGTCGTCGTAATAAACTCCCGGATTAGCAATAAGATCGTCAATACGGTTCATCTCCATTGAGATTTCTTTACATACCGGAATCTCCCCCCGGATTACGGCATCTCTAAACATGCCGTAATATCTTGGAACGGCAGTGTTTGATAATGCCATAGTTTATTCTCCTATCATTTTATTTTTGAAACGATATCTTTGATCTTCCCAGCATTGTTATAAAGAGTAAGAGCAGTCGTTGTAACAGCCGCAACAGTAGTTCCGGTTTTAATGACTTTTTGTACATACTCTTTTCCTTTACTAACACTGCTATCTGACAATTGAGAATACTGTCGTTCCAATTGAAGACGATTTACAACTTTTCTAAGTTCATCATCAGACATTTCTTTAACATTTTTTTTATTTTTACCATCGGAACTGCTTTTTGAAGATCCTCTAATCCTAGAAAGTTGAGCCGGGTTTCTTCGTATACCCCATTTCATACCTAGAATGCCGTGATGTTCTAATGTGTTACTCATTTTGAATTACCTCCTCTTCATTTTCTACTGGATCGACCGCAACTTGAATTCTCCACTCAAGCTCGGAAGTAATACGATTAATAGATTCAATTACGGCAGAGGTAAGAGGAGGATCGAACAGAAGCTTCACCTTCATATAAGTGTAGGACTTTATAAATTCCAGCTTTGAACTTTCTGGAATAAAATCTGTCCATACAGCATTTTTATCTTTGATCGAAAAACCTTCGGAGGGACCGACACCAATCTGAGTTAAGATTGATAGCACAGAATTGATGTGCATTATTAGATCCGCATCGAAGTGTGTATACTCTTCCGCAATTCCGAGCATCTTCTTAATAGATGTTAGTATACTCTCCATAGTAATTCTCCTTTTTTATTTATGCCGCCATGGGCAGGTATCATTTTTAGTTCGCATAATCGGTGTTTGAATCAACAGATTTTCGTCGCCGTAGTGAATCGCGTTATGAGTTGAGTGGGTGGTAGAGATTAAATATTCTGGATCTAATAGAAATTCGTTTCTATTTTCAATATCTTTCGGTAGGATTGGATTCATGTGATGAATAAATATTTTTCCTCGGATTTCATAACCCTCTATACCAAGATCGCAACCATTATCTCTTACGATTACAAAATCCCGAACAGTTTTCCATTCGATTGATCTATAAAATCTCTGATTAATGAATCTATCAAATCCGAAGGTTTCTTCTCCAACAGATCCATTCAACTTTAGATACTGATATCGATCTTTGAAAGTATTAATCCGGGATAGATCTGAATAAGTTCTAATCATTAGTTATAATCCATCCCCCAAGATGAACACTAATACCTCTACCTCTTGTGAATGGAGTTTGTGTTTGGAAGCATCCGGCTTGAAAACAATGTACATTTCTATAAAATAGATATTCAAGTTTATGATAGTGACCAATAGCTAAAATATTCGGCTTGCTGTCGGCTTCCATTCCGTCGATCATTTTTTGTGGTTTGTAGGATAATGCATAGGCCGTTCCATCCCAAGGGTGTCGTAATTCAAGAATACAATTTGGAGTAATTTCGATCCTTGCGCAATCTCTTCCAAGATACCTCATATCTTTCCGTTTCATAGTGATGATTTCGCCGATGTCAACGCCACATCTTTTGTAAATACTAGAATCGTGATTTCCAGTGATAAAATGTGTGGCAACTCCATCAAAACAAGGATAGTTGGCTACAATCTCGCTTATATGATCATCAGCACCTTGAGTGTAGCATTCATACTGATGGCCAGTGCGCATCTGTTCGCCTTCATCGATGTCTCCAACATGATAGATATCTTCGATTCCTCTCTTGGAACAAATTTCATAAAATTTTTGAAGATATGTAAGTTGAGTGTATTTAGAATTGATATGCGTGTCGCTGATTAGACCAAACGAGAGAACCCGATTGCCACTCCACTCTTGGATATGTGTTGATGGAGCTAAGTTTTCAAATATCATAAACTTTTCAGGTTTATTTTTCACAACCGATTGCTTAGATTTTTCACTTTTCAAAAAATTTTTAACTTCGTCCTCTGTCTTACCAACCCGAGCTGCAATCTTTCTATATCCTTGTTTATTTTTATACATCTGTTTTGCCTTTGCTTTCCAGTCGTCCATTCAATCACCTCCGTAAAATAAAGACGCAATCTGGTACATCTTTATTAATCGTCTAAACCGCCTTGACCACTGTAACTTCTCATAGCATCCAGAGCATTTGAATAAAGCTCTTCGATTCTCTTTGCCGACTGTAACGATTGAGTCTTTGCTTCAATCAACTCTTTTTGTTTTTCAAGAATTTCTTTTTCTATTCTTTCTTTTGTTGATCCAAGCTTTAAATAATGCGTAATGACCTGAGAAGAAGCAGTTCCTTCTAATAACTGTTTCTCAGCAAGGTCTACGGCCAAGGATACCAGTTGATTCTCTCTGGCTTCTGGAGATAAAGCTGGTCTTATCTTTCTCGAAGATTTGGAAGAGGTTACAGCCTTAGCTTTCTTCATCCTTGCTGCCTCCTCTCGGTTAAATATTGTATAGTTTTTGCATTGTTTAGTAGGGTTTATATAAAGTTTTACATAGCATTTAAAAGAACTCACAAAGCCGACTAAAATCTCTTGAAAGGAGAAAAGAAAGAAATGAATAAATCGACCTTATGAGCTCGTATAAATGCTATGTGAAAGTAAAAAGTCCTCTAAAATATAACCCCCGGAGAATTTTTTAGG